CAAGTGATGCAGAAACTCAATTTTCTTCAACTCATTAAAGAGCAGAAGCAAAAAGAAGAGAAGCGTCATAAAGCAGTTCTCTGCATGGCGGGTCACTGCCAGGTAGGGAAAAAGTGATTAGTTTAATCAGTGGAATCGTTTTAGGTTCGACTGCATTTATGCTAATAATTTATGCCGAAGTTCTATTGCTGAGTAAGTAATGCAAAATTACACATATCATCATGATGATATGGATAAAGATAACAGACCACCTGCCTGTTATCAGTTAAAGTACAGAGGTTGCAACTATTGGTCATGTTACCTAGTCCATTTGGACGAATGGTTTGATAAACTACTTAAGTTTGAGGGAGATTGACTCTCCCTCTTTTTTTGTGTATAATGATGAGAGAGAAATCTATTCTATGGACAAAGACAAACTAAAACTCATTGTCCGTAATCTTGAACTGTTGGTTGATTCTCTGAAAGCAGAAATTTATTCTGACGTTTCTGCCTACTCTTACCCAGAACCAAAGGTAAGAAAAAGACCAGTTTTGGATTACGATGAGATATTTGAGGATTCTGATTTGAATGAGGACTTTCAATGACTGTTAAACTTGTAAGCGTTACTCCAGATGCGGAACAGACAATGGCATATGTTGCCCGTGTCTCTAATCCTAACAATCAGGAAAATCCTAATTACGCAAAACTTCTTGCATATTGTATCAAGCACAATCACTGGTCTGTGTTTGAGCAGAGTTTTATGACTCTGGAAATTGAGACGACTCGTGGCATCGCAGCTCAGATCTTGCGCCACCGTTCATTTACATATCAAGAGTTTTCTCAGCGTTATGCTGATTCTTCACTTTTGAGTGATTACATTCCTGTGCCTGATCTTCGCAGACAGGATACCAAGAATCGTCAGAACTCGATTGATGACATCGGTGAGTATGAAAAACTGCAACTCCAAGGTAAAATCCAAGAGCATTTTGCGGAGGGTATGCGCCTCTACAAGGAACTTCTTTCTCATGGAGTAGCAAAGGAGTGTGCTCGCTTTGTATTGCCTCTGGCGACCCCTACACGCATTTATATGAGCGGTTCCTGCCGTAGTTGGATTCATTATATTCAACTTCGTTCTGCTAATGGAACACAGCAAGAACACATGGATATTGCACTTGCCTGCAAGGATATCTTTAAAGAACAGTTTCCTGCAGTAGCAGAAGCCCTGGAATGGGTCTAAATATCATTATCTTGAATTCATAACAATGGCAACATATCCCGTAGTGAATAAAAACACTGGTGAACAAAAAGAAGTCGTAATGAGTATTCACGACTGGAATCAGTGGTTAAAAGATAACCCAGACTGGATACGAGACTGGTCTGACCCTTCTACCGCACCAATGGCAACTGATGTGGGAGAATGGAGAGATAAACTTGTCAATAAACATCCAGGATGGAATGAGGTGCTTGCAAAAGCATCAAAGGCACCAGGAGCAAAAAACCTAAAGATCTAATATGGCAAGAAGAAAAAGGACGAATGAGCAACCCATCGGGGTTGGTCTTACAACCCGTCAAATGAAGCGCAAAAAACCATTAAGTTCAGATTATCTCATAGATATTGACCCTCTTACTGATAATCAAAGAAAACTTTTTGAGTCTTATAAAAATCAAAAACACATCGTTGCTTATGGTTGTGCTGGAACAGGTAAGACTTTTATCTCTCTTTATAATGCAATTAATGAAGTATTAGACGAGAGAAGTCCTTTTGAGAGAATCTATCTTGTTCGCTCATTAGTGGCAACTCGTGAGATTGGATTCCTTCCTGGAACCTACGACGACAAATCTGATATTTACCAGATTCCCTATAAGAATATGGTAAAGTACATGTTCCAAATGCCTTCCGATGCAGACTTTGAGATGCTCTATGGCAATCTCAAATCACAAGAAACTATCAAATTCTGGTCTACTTCCTTCCTTCGTGGAACGACACTTGATAACGCTATTGTGATTGTTGATGAATTCCAAAACTGCACGATGCACGAATTGGATTCTATCATTACTCGTATTGGTGAAAATTCTAAGATTATCTTCTGTGGTGATGCAACTCAATCAGACTTGCAGAAGACGAATGATCGTAATGGCATTGTGGATTTTATGTCCATCTTGCGTAAAATGCCATCATTTGATATAATTGAGTTTGGAGTTGATGATATCGTTCGTTCTGGTATCGTTAAGGAATACATTATTGCTAAAATGGAAGCAGGTTTTTAATGTTTAATCATGTTGATATTAGTCTTCCTCAACTTGAGAGGGAGACTATTGATGGAGTTCGTTATTACAAGGTTCCAACAGATGAAGAACTTCTTCGACTGGTCTCCATCACTTCGGTGACCAGTCATTTTAATAAGGAGATTTTTGTCAACTGGCGGAAGAAAGTTGGTAATGAAGAAGCAGACCGTATCACAAAAGCGGCAACAAGTCGTGGTACGGACATGCACACACTGGTAGAACATCACCTTAAAAACGAGGATCTACCAAAAGTACAACCAATTTCCGATTTTCTGTTTAAGATTGCAAAAACAGACTTAAGTCGCATAAATAATATTTACGCCTTAGAAGGGTCCCTATATAGTAAGCAACTAGGCATTGCTGGGACCGTTGATTGTATTGCAGAATATGACGGCGAATTAGCAATAATTGATTTTAAGACCTCTAAAAAACCTAAACCACGCGAGTGGATCGAACACTATTTTGTACAGTGCATGGCATATGGTTGTATGCTGTACGAACTGACTGGAATCTCAGTCAAAAAACTTGTAATCATTATGGCTTGTGAAAATGGAGAATGCGTTGTCTATGAAGAACGAGACAAATCAAAATACATCAAACTTCTCACCCAATACGTTAGAAAGTTTGTTAGAGATAAACTGGAACTCTATGGAACAGAATAAAGAACTAGAACAAGCAATAGAAAACAAATTTTTGACACCTTCTAGGTTTGCCCTAGAGATTGAAAAAATTGTTGCGGAAGAAAACATCAATTACATTGATGCTATTTGCCACTATTGCGAAATCAATAGTCTTGAGGTAGAATCGGTTGTGAAACTGATTTCTAAACCCCTGAAGGAGCGACTAAAGTGGGATGCAACTCGTCTCAACTTTATGAAGCGTACTTCTAGGGCAAAACTGCCACTATGATTTCCCGTGATGAATTGATGCACCATCGTCTACAGGCATGGTTGCGTGAAAATAAATGTGATGACATTGAGTATCTGGGTTTTTATTCGGATACTTTTGGTGTAAATAAGCACTGGTATCGTATCAGTGATCATAAGGTCACTGTTGATTGTATTGAAGACATTGAATTTGCTGGATTTGTAGATGCTGAAAGTGACACCCTTTGAAACATATCAACATTATCTCTCACTAAAAAATCACTTTACAAATCCAAAGTATGATTTTTTCAAGTACGGTGCTAAGACTCGTGCAAGTGTAACCTCTTTTAATAAGAGGAAAGATAAGTATTGGTTTGAAAAAACTTCGCGTAAATATAGTGATAAGGAAGTCGTAGATTTTCTTGTATCCAATTTCACTGCCACCGATAACCCACAAAACCTATGGATTGGAGAAATTATCAATTCTGGCGAAAGAAACTACGCCGAGTGGATGAAACGACAGCAGAGTTTGACCTACTTGTTCAAAGAGCAAAGCAACGAATTGTTCTCGGAGAACGAATTAGAGAGTGTATTCGACTGTTCGAAAGGTCATCCACCCGTTCTAAAAATGTTCCTGGGCGGGAAAATTTCCCTAGAAACCCTAGTGATATACCATAAAATATTCCTGTTCGGGAATAAGTTTGATAAGCAACTTTTGGACCCAGTGTGGGAATCCGTCAGTTTAAAACTAAAAAAATATTCCCCATTCCTAAATATTGATGTGTTCAACTATAAAAAGATTTTGCGGTCTATAATCAATGAGTGACTTTTTCAAATCTGATATTATCCAAGATGAGTTGACTGAAATCAACAATCTCCAAGAGCAAATTTACGGAAGTATTTTGACTTTTGGAACGATGGACCGTGAGACCAAGTTAGAACACATTGAGAAACTCCAAAGCTTGCTAGAAAAGCAGAGAGTGATGTATACTAGGTTATCCCTTTCAGACGACCCTCAAGCGGTTGAAATGAAAGAGAACCTACGCAAATCGGTTGCCCTGATGGGTTTTCCACCAGAGACTGATATGCAAACTTTATTCAATAGTATGAATCAGACAATCGAATCCCTCAAGCAATATCTTGACGACTGAGGGCATCCTTGCTATACTATCCGAGTAAATCCCCCGAATCCAATTAATCCGAGGTAATCCAAATGTCTTTCGCAGACCTTAAAAAGCAATCCAAGCTTGGCAACCTGACCGCA